TCGAGGTATAACTTGAGGTTGTCCTTGACATATGTTAAGAGGGATGCACCACCTTTAACTAAACTACTAGATAATCCTAGCATGTTAGCCTAAATATGCTACTACTGAACCACTTGCTAGTGTAAACCCAGTCCATCTACCAAAGATAGTTACTCCTTGTGGAAATGTATTTGACGAATCTACTGCGTCTCCATTACCACTTGCTGTTCCTATGTAAGAACTATTATCAGGTAATAAAGCATCAAAAGTAGTATCTTCTAAAAACTGTATAGCTACTATACTTTCACCTGTTATTGCATCTGTTCCATCTTCAAACAGACACCCTGCTTGACCTAATGCTATATTATTTGCTTCATTTACTTGATACTTATGTATATCTGCCATCTTGTTTCTCCTATCTTATGCCTTACCGAGCTTGACAATTCTCATGGGCATATTGGTTATCTAAAGTCTATCGGGGATATAGATCTTGTTCCCCCAATTTTATCTCTCTTCTTTGAGCCAAATCTTCTTATGGCTTCATCAAAATTTTTCTGATGCATATTGGAAAGCTGTATTGAAGCAGCTGACACATTAGGGTCTTGAGCCTGACTTGCTCTATCCATATATAAACATTTTTTAACATAATCAACAACTGCGCTATGCATTGTATTATCTATATCTAACGAATCTGTTATAGCGCTAACACTATTAGGTTCTCCATAATAATGAACTAATAAACCATCTGTAATTGATTCAGATATAGCTTGAAATTTTTTCCTACTAGAAGTTCTACCTTCCCCATCACTGTTGACACTAGTTATTAAACATAGTTTATCGCCCTCTATAAACCATCTAGCAACATTTTCTGGATATTTTATACTACTTGACATGTTAGTCTGGCCTTTCTATTGATGATTCATAATCATACCTAACTTCATTAACAGTCCAAGTTGCCTTTTCACCGTTTCCGGGGGAAACAAAAGTTACTAAGTCCCCAACTTTATAACCTGAAGATGCTGTTGTAATGGCAGTTAATTTTGGATGACCACTTGAGTTAGTTGTAATTGTTACCCTAATAGTATTTGCTCCACTACCAGATGTATTGTGTGGGGATACCCCTGCGTGAGTTTGGTTAGCAGTCCAAGTCCCAGTATAGGTATTCGCAGTCCCTCCAGAACCAGAGGTTGTAATTTCTGTATTAGTATCTGGAGTAAATGATAATACCTTTCCAGTGTCTTGAAATGAGTCCATTACTAAAATATTTTCATCTACTATTCTAGGTATCCTAATGTAATCACTTTCATTGTCTAAAAGGTCTACTCTATGAATTTTATTAGCCTCTAATTTATTTCCCGAAGAGTCGCTAGCTCCATCTCCTATATCATACCACATCTGACCAGAAACTGTACTTATTCTAGCTTGCAATGATTTAGTACTATACATTCCTACTTGAACTAAAGCATCATTAATCAAAGTCATTATATATTGCTCTGGAGCTCCGGGAAAATTTTCCCTAATCCTACTTATAATTTGCTTTACTGTTAAACTATGCACTGCCATTTTATAAGCTCTCTATTTCTTTTTTATAATCATCTTTTAACTGAGCTAATATAGGCATTATTAACTCAATATCTTGGTCATTGGCTAACATATATTCAGATGCTTTTATACAAGCACCTAAAACTACTGCTCTTTCAGCCTCATCAGGAAAGACAGCTATAGCGGTATCATTATGTTCGACTGTAGGAAATTGTACTTCTGAGTATTTTACTGCTCCAGAACTAGGCAAAACTTCAATAGAATTATTTTCTATAAAAAATACTGGGTCAGTATTTGTAGCTAAATTAATATCGCTACTATCTGAATATCTACCTTTTTGATTTGCTTCAATTCTTCTGCATGGTTGCTCTATAGTGCCATCATTCCTAGTTACATGTAATATATGACCAGTGTTTAAAGCATTAGGAGTCCCTGATGTAAAAGTCTGGCTAGACGCGCAAAGATGTAACAATCTCTTAGGAAGCATATTTATAACTTCTTTAGCAGAGTCTGTTAACCACTGATTAGAATGAACTACAAAAGTTTCACCACTAGTTGTAGTTGAAGTACTATCAGCCTCAAATCCAGTTAAAGCATGTATTTCTTGTCCATAATTCCAAGCCATTAATTACTACTTCTTTTTCTTTTTAGATTTTTTAGACATTACTTTCTTTTTTTTCTTAGGTCTTCCGACCTTGCTTCCATATGTCCCCTTACCGTACGGCATTGACTTTCTCCTTCCAAAATTCTTTTTGTTGACTTTCTCTTTGAGCTACTTCACTTGCTACATGCTCGTCTAAACTTATAGTATTAAATTCTATATCGCTCCTCTTACCCTTTTCGCTCATCATAAACATATTGGTTGTAAACAGAGGGGAGGATGCTCTTTTCCCGCAATTTTTACAATAAAACCAATTTTCACTATTTGGTTTTTTACAGTGGATACAATTCATATTTTTAATAGTGGGGACATCAATAGACATCCCCACATATCCTTTACTCGTTAATCAGTAGACTTTGAACCAACACCGCCAAAATATAAGACCGTTAGGTCGTCATTGGCTCCAGCTGCTCCAGAAAGAGTAACTGTAATAACACTTCCGGAAACATCACAATCTTGAACAGTTCTACTGCTCGCATTTGTAGCTCCCATACATGCTATTGCGTACCCATTTTGAGGCGCACTTGATGGTATGTCAACTGTTTGAGACGCAGAGGCTGCACAATTATGGTCAATCGTGTAGATTCCTCCACCTATGTTCTGTTCTAGTACATTAGCTCTCATAATTAAACTCCTTGTAAATGAATTAACATGTGACTTTCAGGAAGAGATACTTCCAGTCCAGCTTCAGTTAAAATCATATCTTTACGTAAGTCTTCATCAGCTGCTTGAACATTAGTCATTATTTGAGTATCTCTGTTAACACCGTTACCGACTAAAGGTCTGTAAGCAATATTATCCATATCAACTAAACACAAGAAACCAGAAGCAAATCCTCTAAATAGAGGCTCCTTAACTAAATTCATTGTACCGTGGATTGTTTCAATCTGTAAGACCTGATGTCCAAAAGAACCTTGAGCTTTTTCAATATTGTACCTAAGTTCATTACCTACAGTACCGTCAATAAATCCACTACTATCCATTTTATTAAAGAAAGTAATTACAGGTAAACTAGCTAAAGCTAATTTAGAGCCTGAGTTACCTCTTGCAGGGTCGTAAAGAACTTCAAAATCACTTAAGATTCTATCATAAGTAAGCTGTGCTCTTGTTGCACTTCTAAAGTAAGGTGAACCAGCTGAATAAGCTAGGTCGTCAGTTCCTGTTTTAGCAGTACCATTAGCTAAGATATGTCCAGCAATACCTTCAGTATACTGGATTCCACCTTGACTAGCGCGCTGACCAAAAAGCATAGCTCTTTCAATATCTATTTTATGCTCACGTAGTTTAAGATTCCAAATTCTTTGGAACTCATCTGCGTAACCACGATATCTTGTAGCTCTTGAAGTGTTAGACATTTCACAGGCTGTTTTAAAAATCTGTGTATATCCATAATCACTGTCAAGCTCTTCTGACCATACGTCCGGAGAACCAGAACCCTCAGCAAAAGAAGTACCTATTACAGTACACTTTGCATTATCAACTGTTCCGCCAGCATCTGCACCAGAAATTGTCTTACCAATAAAAGAAGTATTATTTCCTTCATCAACTGGACTAGACTCAACTCTTACAATAACTGGGTCTGATACAGAACTATTTTCTTGACCTATTGCAAAAACCATTCCTTTAATAAGCCAATCAATTGAGCCTGAAGAGTTATCAACATTGTAAGACAATGTTGAACCAGCAGCAGGTATAGTTTCCTCACCTTGTAATAAAAAAGAACGGTCAGTCATTGAGACTTTTGTTCTGTCTTCTAAAAATCGAAACTGTGGGTCATCGGTTGGAACTTTAGCTACCTTCGAAAGATAAACGAAAAATGGGGATTCGTCGGGAGCTAAGTCTGCAACACGGTCTGAAAAGTTGTATAACCGCCTAGTATGGTAGCCAGAAGCTGCCGAACCGGGGTCACCAACGTTCACAATTCCTTGATTGTAATTCGCCATTTAAGACTCCTTTATATATTATTATTTCTACTATTTGAGCCAATAACTCCAGTCCAGATATCATCTAATTCATTAGGTTTAGTAGCTTCTCCACCTTGCAAAACTCCTGCTGTTTGAGGAATATTCTTAGTCCTCTTTACAGCTTCCATGCTTTCACTAGTCGCTGTTTGAGGAATATTATATTTCCTATAAACATCAACTAACATATCAAGCGGAACATCCTGCCTTGGTTTCGTAGCAAACTCTATAAAATTATTAACCTCTTGTTGGTCAGTAATATTATATTTACTAGATAGTTCTTTCTTTAAGTTATCGACTGCTATTGACTCTTGTATGCCTTTCATCTGTTCAGATACTGCACCTTTTACAAGAGCTTTTTGCTCGGATACTCTCATCTCATAAGATGGAGAACCGGGCTTATAATAGGCTTCCCATGGGTCGAATGAATTTTCATCAAGAGCTTGAGGCTCCTGAGGACTTTTAACATTCTCAATTTTTTCACCGTTCAATGTTTTTTTCATAACTTCCACTACATCTGGCCTTTCTTTTAATACATTTCCTAATTTTTCTAATTCCTTCAATTCATCATAGTCTGACTTCATCCTATCATAGTCTGCTGTCTTTTTATCATACATTGATTGAAATTTCTTAGCCTCTTCCTGAGAATCAATCTCCGGTTGAGCCTTTACTTCTTCGAAATGATTATCTGCCATTTCCTCCTGAACGATTTCTTCCTGTTTAAGGTTATCTTCCATATTTAAACTCCTTGATTTCTTTTAATTACTAGCTTCACCCTTTCGGATGTCTTTAAAAGCAGAACCACGTGTTCCTCAAACGTCCTAACGGACACCCTTTCCTACTTTTGCGTTTCTTCTTTACTTAGTCTTTCCTGCGACTCAACTACACTCCTCAACTTATCTAACTTAACTTTACTATCAAATTTAACATTTGTAATAACATCATTAAGTTGGGACTTAAATTTTTGTGCTTCGACTTGTTTTCTCGAATGAACATTTTCACGTTGAGAAGTTTGCAAATCTCCACTTAAGTCTTTTATCTGTTTTTCTAGTTGTTGAATATAGCCTTGCATTTGTGCCATCTGACCTTTTCTTTTTAAAACACCTTCTTTGTCAAAAATCTCTGATTTTTTTAAGACTTCGACATCATCTACCAGACCCATTTTAAAAGCATCCAAGTACATCTGATATTCAGCTACTCTGTTGGACGGCAATGTTGAGCCTGATACTATTCTTACGTCATGCTGACCGATAGTAACATCGTTTTCTATCTGTTGCAATTCACGAGTTTTATCATCGTACATCTTAGTATTGACTGTATATTCTGTTAAGTCGTTATTCGGTTGTACAATTCTAAAAGTTTTTTGGTAAGTATAATGACCCTTAGCTAGGTTGTATATACACTTACCCAATCTGTTTAAGCTTCCTTCAATATCTCTTAACTTTGACTTACCTCGAGTCTCACCGTGTTGAGATAGCATGGCTGTGCCCCTGACTGTGTCGGGAGCTTTTTCTCTAAAACCTTGCATCAATTCAGGAATACCAAAACTTAAATCTATATAATGCTCTACTCTATCAATTAACGCATAAAACTCACCCGCTAGGGACTGAGGGGCAGGGAAATGAGGTTGTCCAAATTCCGGATTATAAGGTATAACTGCGTTTGGATTCGCCCAATCTTTTTCCAACTGCCCCAAGTCATCTACGCTACCCTCCGGAACGAGTAACTTTAGGCCTGCAGAGGCCTGTGCATGAGAGAGAGTGAGAGAGAAAAGCTTATTTAATAATCTTTGAGAATCTTTTACTTTAGATACATCTGACTTTGGATATGGAGTATTCGTCCATATATTAGGTACAGGAACTATTGGATACACATCTGTATTCAATACATTTTCATAAAGTAAGATATCTCCTACTGTGCATGTTATTTTAATTCTTGTTTGCGAAACTTCAACTAGGTCAACCAAACCTTGCTCTATTATTTCAGCGTTTTGTTCAATAAATTGAAAATATTTTTCTTGGTCTAAAATTTTTTCTTGACCAGTTTGTCTATTAAATAGTCTGTAAAAAGGTACTTTAACTTTTTGAAACCTTTCTAAAACTCTATATCTAGTTTCAGTATTCGCATCTCGACCTACTATCTCATCTGGAGTAAAAGACCTGCTAGAGTTTTTCATTTGAGAGCTAGGATAATCCTCTTCATGCGTAATAGTTTCTATATCATCTATTATTTCAGTTAATGTTGGATAAACATTTAAAATCTGGTCTCTAGTTAAAATTGTAGATAAAATCATACCAGAAGCATCGTCAAAATATCTATGCCTAGATGCTGGGTCTACATAAACTCTAAAAGGGTCTAGGTATGTGAATTTAATCTCGCCCCGTCCGTAATCAGCCTCTGGGTCAATGTAGGCATAAAAATATCCAAGCCCTGTCGTAGCATAATCGTGAACAGCCTGCTTGAACTGAGTATCTCCGTCAGAGATATCCCATACGTACTCTAGTATAACACGCCATACTAGGGCGAGTCTATTATCAGAATCTTCTCGACCTATGGCGCTATACTTAGGAGAACGAGAAGTTAATAGAGATTTTAATTTTTCTATAGCCGCATATACTCTGTCTATGACAAAATCGGCCTGACCCACTGATTGTAAAATTTCAGATTCATCACTAGTATAATGATTACCTAGGAAAAAATCTACGGAGTCTCTAGCTTCTGTATCCCAATCGGCTCGACTATCTTTCCAAGTTCTCCATAACTGTTTACTTACTTCAGCCGGATTGTCTTCCTGCTGTTCTATTTCCTGTATACTAGAGATAATTACACCTTTATAAGTTTAAAGTAATTCTAAATGATAATTTAATAAATTTTTCTTCAAAAGTCAACCTTTATTTTAAAATATTAAAACTTTTGTCCAGTCATCCACGATATTGCTCTTTTTACACCTTTTTTCTTTTCTTGTTTTTTTATAACATCATCCATATCTTTTGCCTCAAACTTTCGACTAATAGGAGCTCTCGAGTGCGCTAAAGCATACCAGATACCATCAAGAAGGTCATCATTTTTCCCTTTAGGGAATTGAAACATTTCATCTACAAGATCTTGATGTTTTCTTTTTATATACATTTTACCCCTATTTACTATAGGAGCCACTAAAGATTCAAGCCTATCTTCTTTTTTAATCCCAGATGGAGGTCTAACTCCCTTTGCTAATCCCGGCATTAACTTTCTTTCAGTACCCGATAGTTGATTAACAGCGTCTTTTATAATCCCCTGAGCTCCAACTAGCTCAACATTTGCTCTTTTAACAGGGCTATACTCTTTTGCATAGTTAAGTATTTCATTTGGCATTTCATATAAAGGAACTCTTTCTCTAAAATAATCAACAATGTATACATTTTTATCACTATCAATACCAACAACCATTATAACTTGAAAGTCACTATTTTCATTTGCTTCGTACGCTAAGTCAACACCAATATAGATATTAACAGGTATCGCATCTTTACTATCTACTATATAGGCAAAATTACCGTTAGATACAAATTCTCCGTTATAGTTAGTTAATCTATCTACTTTAAACTTTGCATTTGTTAAATCTCTTGCTTCATTTAAATATTCTTGAGCAAATTTATGTGTTAACCCTACATCTTGAAACCTTCTCCTAATGTCATCTAATTTTTCTGCAGAAAAGTAAGATGGCCAAAGAGGGACTCCATTATCAATAGCTTTATGATAGACTACCTGCCAAGCGTACTTTCTATTTTGTTTTTTAGCATCAGTATATCCATCATATATTCCCTGTAAAAAAGAATCAAAATGTACTATTGTACCTATTAACCAAACAGAACCTTCATTTTCAGCAGAATTTTCCAGTGCGGGTTCAACTGTAGACATAACCCATTCTTTTATTTCTCTTCTCCTGTCTGGAGTTTTTGTATTTAACTCTGACTCAAAATCATCTAATATTATATTTGTATATCTTAATCCTAATTGAGAGCGACCACGTAATCTTTGGCTAGTCCCTTTTGCTATTATTCTATCTCCCTTACTGGTTGTAAACTCTTTTTCAGTCCATTTACTTCCCTGTAAGTCTCCAAAATAATAATTAAGAGCTGGATTTATTTCTATATGATTTTGAATATATTTAATATGGTCTGTGGCTTGAGACTGCTCCTCCGCTACCCAAGCTATAAATTCTTTTTTACCTGTGGGATTAAAATACAACTTATGCATAAGTGCAGCCTTAGCTAATGTACTTTTACCATGACCCCTAGGTAGTATAATGCATATTCTCTTATCTTTATCTGATAATAGCACATTACTAAGTTCATACTGATAAGGAGCCGGAGTTGACTTCATAAAGTCTTCCGGCATAAATAATTGTCCAAATGTTACAATATCTTTCCTAGCCATCTCGAGAACTTTTTCTTTCTCGTTAAGGTTAGGGGATATTATATTGAATTTAGAAGCTTTTGTGTTTTTTGACTTAGCCAATCTTGCTCCGGAACCTCTTCAAATACAGATTTATAACTCATTAATAAGGGCCCAGCTATATATATCCACGCTTTAGTAGTTAAATCTCCATCCTTATCTTCGACGTTAATTTTTTCTCTGGTATATAAACCGCTACTGACACCTTCATAATTATCATAAGAAATTAAGTCAGCATCATCAACTCCAAGTAGTTCTACTACAGCCCCATTTCCATTTTTGTTTTTAATTATTGCGGGGAAATTTTTATGACCCGGAAAAACCAAGGAAACATCCTTAACGCGATAAGTCTCTTTACTTCCCTTTCTTAAAGTTCCGTACACTGCTAATTTATCCATCTCTTTTTGCTCTCCTCCTATACCAAAGATAATTTAATATTTCATTTTTAGCTTCACTTCCTCTTACACCAGCAACGCTTATTACCTGCTCTACTTCTCCTTCTATTTCGTTTATATGTGTTATCGTGTCCCAACTAACATCATTCCATAAGTCAAAATCAAGAGAATCTTCATTAGCAAGTAATACTGTAGGTATAAAGAATAACAACAACCTACTCTTTAAGTTCACGTTTAGCTTCCGCAAGTTTTTTTGTTTCTCCTCCACCTATAGCAGCTAACTGGTCATTAGAGAATCCTTGGAATACCGTAACTGACTCAGAACGTTTTTCAGTATCTTTCATTCCAGATATAGAAACAAGTTCTTTTAGCAAACTAACTTTATCACTATCTTTAGCGTCGACACTCTCTACAATGTCTTTTATTTTATTCAATATGTATAAAGGAGTTATCTCTGCTTCGTTTAATATTTTATCTATTTCTTCTCTTATCAAAGACCTAACCCTTTCTGTATTCATTAATATTTTAGCTTGAGAGTCCGCATATCCTTCATTATTAGTTGGATAAGCTTTTAAAAAAGCATCCTTAATGTCATCTCCTTTTGCAACATACTTAGCAAAAAGAAATTCTCTTTTAGTAGCTTTTTTCCTATCTCTTTTTATTTGGTAGGGTATTTTATCTTGAGCTCCAAAAGTATATATATTTTTTCTTGGCTCTCCTTCAAACTTAACACTATCCCTACAAACAAATGAACCTATAGGAGTCCTAATGTAATAATTGTACACGCCCTCGACTGTTCCGTTTCGTAGTTCGCCTCGGTGAAGAACAGGACAAACCTGTCCATCATCAGTCTTTACCCAGCAATCTTTTTTGCCATCCCTCCAGTTGTGAACTAATTTTTCATTAGGGTAATTATTTTCAAATTCTTCTATAGATTCAAATATTTTGTACTCTTTACCTGCAACTTTACGTTTAATCATAATCAATAACGCAAAACCAAGACATTACTGCTATATTATCAAACGTCCATCCGTAATAGTCTAATATTATAGTACATAATATAGCAATAAACATCTTCTTATGCAACTGTTGTTTGTAAAAAAAACTACGCTGGAACCACGTTTGCATTAGTATACTGCTCTATTTTTTTATGAAGATCTTCTAAAATCTCTACATCAGCAACATTATGGTCTAATACATACTTTAACGCATCTTTATTTCCGTACCTAGCATCTCTCCAAACTCTAGGGTCAAGGTTTGTTTTCCCATCAATCCCCAAAAACTGAGTAGCTACTTTCAAACTACTCCTTGTTAATTGCAGTTTAGACCTAACCAAGTAGTATATATCCTTATGTGACATTTTCCTAAACTTAGGAAATTGAATGCCATGGTCAAGAGCTCGTGTACGCATAAAAGGTACATCAAACCCAGTTCCATAGTATGTCAATATAAGGTCATATTTTTTTAGAGCCTTACATAGATTTGTTACTAGCCTATAATCATAAGTACCATTAAACACTTCTGATTTTTTAATGACATCAAAAACAACTTCATCTTTATCTCTTGTTTTTATTGCCCAAGACAACATAATGTCGACGTTTGCTTTTAAGCCAGTAGTTTCAATATCAAGATACCCTATAGTCTTTTCATGCCCAGTAGCATATCTACTTGGTTTACGAAGACCTAAGTTTTCAATCTTTCTTTGAACTGCTTTATAAGTCCTATCATACCCCTGTAAAAGAAGTTTATGATAAATCTGATACCTGCTTATTGAAGTATTTTCATAGTTTTGAACAACTGCTAACTCAGCTTCACTCCATGGTTTTCCCTTCATGCTATTTTCTTCTCCTTGTTTTATTAACTAGGTTTATAAAAAATAATACTATATTTATTACTATTGCTTCTATTAAATAGTAAAAAGACAAAGCTATATTCACAATTACCTTCCCCATTTTCCATTATGAACTATTTGAGACATTATTCCATAAACGGATAAATCCTGAAAAGAATCAATAATCGGCTCATTTTTAGGAGTCTCTGCATTTTTAACTACTAAGTTCATGAGTCTATTGATTTTGTCATTCATCCTAACAATAAGTCCTGTCAAAGACAGCCTTATGTTACTAGGAGTATCTAACATTGTTCCCATAGCTATATTACCAGTTCCATAATCGTTTTGCTTAATACAAAATAATACATATTGCTCATTCTGTATCTTTTTAAACTCTGATGTCATATCTGGCCATTCTTTTTCTATCTTACTCACAATAGATTTAGGTTTACTTTTTACTTCTTTTACTGTATTTGCTGTGAATTTAGGCATTACTGTACCTTTTTCCATAAATAGTCAGCTACACCTAACTGCAACAAGCCATTAGATAATGCATCTATAGCACCTTCATCATGACTAGCACCCGAATTAGTATATATAACATGTATAATCTCATGCATAAACGTTTCTACTTTACGTGTATGTGTCATTGACTCATCAATAAATATCTTATTTTCCTTAACGTCGTGCATACCTAACAGCTGCTTACCGTCTTTATTAGGGCTAAGATTCATTTCAACTACGTTATAGTTATGACCGCCTACTTTAATTTGTTTTTTAACTGTTTTACTCATTCTCATCACTCTCTTTTTTTATTCTTCCCCAAACAGGAGAAGATGACATTCTAACTGGCGCTTTAACTGATGGCTCTTTCTTTTTAAAGTGGTTTATTATTTCTAATGCCCTTTTAAACTGTTTTCTAGTTTTATTATCCATTATTTATGCTTTTAACCACAATGTTTTCGAAATAGTCACATCCTTCGTTTGCATTACAGGGTTTTCCTTTTTTATCGTTATCTAACCACATTACTAATTTACCTTCTTTCCTCTGCATCATTGCTCCCATGCAATTACCTGACCAATAGTTAGCGCAATAGTTCTTTGCTTTATTTAAATTACTATTGACCATACCTAAACTTACTAAATAAATATTAACTGTAACAAATAAAAAATAATATAAATTAGTAGTTGACTTTATATGGTTTTGTATGTTATATTTAGAGCGGTGAACCAAACCAAGAAGCTTATATTTATATACTTATTATACTTTCTAAAAAGAAAATATAATACTAACGTATTATAACAAAGAAAAAGAAAAAAGTTGCAACAGAAAGATGTTTATGTGTAAGTTCTATTTAAGAAAGGGAAACTAATATTATGATTTCAGAACAGGATTTAATTAAAATTTATAATTTTTTAAATAATATAGGACACCTAAGACCTTTAAATGTGTCAGAAGCTAAAGAATTGGCAAAAAAGGTTGAAAAATATGTTTACAATAGTTGATGACTCAAAGGAAAAAAGAAAATATCGGACTGATAACGGTGCATGGATACCAAAACTTTATCCCGGTTATAACCTTTGCAGCTTTTCTGATGAAGTAGACGCAGAGATAGCTAAAAATATGGTAGAAAATAGAGAAAGAAAGAGTGGACTAAAAGTAATGAGAATAAAAGAAGTGAAAGCGAGCATATATTGATGGAAGTTATGACATTTGCTAAACAGTTTTGTGATATATTACAGGCAAATGGAAAGATATTACCGGCAAGTGAAGATATAAGAGCACATATAGATGAAATATGGATGCAAGATGTATTAGAGTTTTGTGCTGAAAGCAACTATACTATAGTAGATATAGATATAAATCTCTCACAAGGTAAAGATAATAACCCATTAGTAGTAGCATTATACAAATTAGAACCTAAATACACTCAGCTTTAGTAAAAAAATTGGCTTACAATGTGTGTGAGCAATAGTCTATATTAGCCCCCGCCCCCTCTTCCTAGTTGAGATTTCTTGATTAGGTTGAGATTCGTCTATTATACATAATATTTATTATGTGCCATTCAATTCTATTATACATAATATAAGTTATGTGCCACTTACCAAGCACAAAAAAGTCCGCTACCTAGAATTTAACATAGATTTTTATATATTCCTAGAACTTTATTTAGCTATTAATTCTACTGCTTATTGATAATGAGACTGAGTCTCAATAGCAACTCACCACAATTCTAGATCAAATCGGGCCAAACCTATAAGTTACTAAGGTTTTCGCTAATATCCTAGTATTAATTTTGCTCGGTTGCAAAGTGCCCATTTTATTTTTTTTAAAATAGTGCTTGTTTTTTTGGTTAATTGTTTAGTAATATACCTACATGAACAACGGCCGAACAAATCAAGTAGACAACGTTATTGAGAGAGAGTCTCAAATTAATAGAACGAACTCTACGAGACAGGCCACAATAGACAAAGGTAATACTATGAAAGACACAAGAAACCCAGTAACCGCCATAGAGGCAAGTAAGATTCTTAGAGAGATGTCTCAAGAGACTTTTAATACTCTATTTAGAATAAAGGGCGAGAGAGGCGGAATTTTAAAAGAGTTCGCAGAAATGAACCCGAACCACGAATTAACAAAGTTCGTAGAGGCTCATGGCTCTCATTTTAGATTTGTAGATGCTGTAGGCGTAGAGAAAGTTGTTAGGATAAATGGAGCTAAGGTAGTAGATAAGTAATATGAGAGAGGTAATCAAATCGAGAGGGCTTGTAATATATACAGGCTCTCTCTCCTGATACACTCATAGACCTACACAATAGTAGAGCAAAGGAATTTATAGATGATAATCAATAGTAGAGAAAAGACTCCAATCGATACATTAATCGAGAGTAGCAAGAGGCGAATAGACATAACAATCTCTCGTTCAGCAGTAAAGTCTACAAAGTATAGTATAGTAATAGAGGGTATAGACAATCCATTCTCTCTACAAAATACTAGTAGAACGGCCGCTTACGACTTAATCAAATATATATATAAAAAATATCGATACGAAAGAATTATAGTAAACAATAAATATAGTAAAACAGCTATCGAAAGTCATGCCCTATATAAGATAGTATCTCTAGAGAAACTACATGAAAAGAGAGACAAATTAGTAGAGATGCAGAAACGTAGCGAAAGAAAATTCGGTAGAGTACCTGTTCAACTAGTCAAAGGGTTTAAGAGACCTAATCCCAAGTCTATGAGACCATACGAGAAAACATGGTAATAGACAACTTACAGATCTATAACAATAAAATAGGAGAGAATAATGTTAAATAGAGTAATGGAATATGTAGACAATAAGATAGATAGATTCATGAGTATACTAGATATAGTGCTTCCTATATGGTTTGCACTTATATTTATATCTGTTCTATATCAAATGTGGAGTCTCTAATGCAGACATTTCTACCATATCCAGATTTTAGAGAATCGCTTGAGTCTCTAGACTATAAACGTCTAGGTAAACAAAGAGTAGAAGCGTTACAACTTATAAAGTCTATATATCTAGAGGATTATGGATGGAGAAATCATCCCTGCTCTAAGATGTGGAGAGACTATCCACAAGCTTTAATAGAGTATATGAATATATCTATAGATGTATGGAAAGAGAGAGGTTATAATAATACTATGCATAAACAGAGAGTAGAAAATGTAGTCTACCCTTCATGGCTAGGAGATAAGAAATTTCACGACTCGCACAAAGCAAATCTATTAGCTAAAGACTACGATTTCTATAGTATATATGATTGGAATGTAGACAAAGATATGCCGTATTATTGGAATGGCTACGGAAAGGGAGAGTAGATGGCAAATCAAGAGATAAGAGATATAGTATATAATATAATGTATGGTAGAGATAACATTCATAGATATGAAGGCGAGAAGAAAGCAAAGATATATAGTACTATGTATAAATTACAACGTAAATTAGGAGATATAGTTTTATGAGAGACAATGAATATATAGTGTCAGAAGATACTAGCTATCTATTAGACTCGATAGATATGAGAGAGAAAGCATACGAGTATTTTATTAGTAAACCTAATGCTAAGAGATGTGCATTTTTCTTTCTAGACGAAGATGACTTAGACTTAGAGTTTCGTAGGTATTTAAGTAGTAGAGATATGTATGTATTCGTAAACAAAACAGAGGAGATACCAAATGTGTAGACATTGTGAAGATAATAGAGAATGGTCAGAGAAACCATTGAATGAGATAGAGCAAGCACAGATCTTAGAAGAAACTATACTAGAAGATAATGAGTAGTATATTTGATGATATAGAGAGACATGCCAAGAGATATCAGCGTAGTGTAGATAAGATGCAGACTATCTTAGAGGATAATGTAGAAATAATTGACGATATAAAAATAAATATAGATAAAATAAGGAAAGAGATATGAATGAGATATACCATATATTATTACATATATCAGGACTATGTGGAGAGGCACACCCTAGTATATATACATTAGTAGCGGCTGTAATTGCTCTACCTTTTAAGTCTCTAGTTTCTTATATAATAGATAAGGTGAACTAATGACTACTCTGATAACAGTAGACATGACTTGTTGCGAGGGCTGTGGTGCAGATATAGAACTAGAAGAGAGCTACTATTCAAGTAGACTTGATGGATATATATGTAGTGAATGTATACATGATAGGACTCAAGAGTGTGGGCTTTGCGAGCAAAGTAGATATCTAGAATCTTTTGTAGATAATAGAATTTCCTCAGAAACTTTAAAAGAGATGACTACACCTTTTGAAGAGTTTAATATATTTTGTATTTGTAATAGATGCATCGATGATATGATAATCTCATGTGTAGATTGTGATGATTACGAGATTATAGACTTAACTTTCAATGAGCGTCAGCGAGAATTTCTTTCTTCTAATAGAATGAGTCTTCGAAGAGAAATTATCAGAGATAAGCATAGAGAGATAAGTAGCGATAAATTTTCTTATTATTCAGATAGATGTTATTGTGAGAGATGTTATTCTAATATAGTAGATAGTATTACGAGTAGACCTCCTATGAGACTTCCATCTAGTAGCTTTAAAAAGCCTATAAATACTATAAACAAAGTACGACGGCACGTAGGTATCGAAGCAGAGTTAATATACCCAGAGTTAATAGACTGCGATACAGAGAGCTTTGATAGACACGATTTTGAGCATTATGTAGATACTCCTGATATGTGGGAAGCTGTATACGATGGTTCATTAAGTAGTGGAGGAGCAGAGCTACGAACGTCTAGTCCGATAGTAGGAGACGATATAGATAAAGCATTATATAGATTAAATTCAAATATACAAGATAAAGACGCTTTCGTAGATGATAGCTGTGGAATACATATACATTATAACGCTATAGATTTTAAAGTAAATGAGATGAAAAACTTATTATATGTAATGAAAGCTGTAGAACATATTATATATGATTCATTACCTTCAGAGAGGTCTAATAATAGATTTTGTAAAACTCTAAATAAACTAACTTATCAAGATCTTAAGGGTGTAGATTCCTTATCAGGTCTACATAGGTTATGGTATAGAAAAATATGTGATAGTATACCTGATACTAGTCATTATAACGATGCTAGATACCATGGTTTAAATCTACATTCTAGGTTTTATCTAGGAACTATAGAATTTAGATATCATGAAGGTACTACAAAAGTAAAAGATATATCAGATTGGATAAATCTATGTAATTGGATTATGAACGCTTCTAGACTGATGTCTATAGATAGTAATTTAACATCTTCTCAGAGGAGGCATAGAGACAAATTAAGAGATGTTTTTATATATTATAAAGGTATAAAAACGTCTCCAATAGAAAGAATAGAATTAATAGGAGGCCCTACAACTGCTGACTATATAGAAAGGAGAATGTCGAGAAACAAACATTAGAGAACTTAAAACAAATAACAAAAAAACAAAGGAGATAATATGTGTGGAATATTCGGATTCGCTAAGAAAAGCGACGGCCAGACAAATCAACAACTAGAAACATTAAGAGAGGTTTTTACTAATCTAGCTAGTGATTCAGTTGTGAGAGGAACTGATAGTACAGGAATATCTATCATAAACCCTGCTAGTAGAAGTACATTCAAGTCTATAGTTGCTTCAGATAAAGTAGTTAAGCACGAGACTTGGAAGTCTAATATACTAGATAGAATAGATAGTAATTCTACTATAGGTATAGGGCATGTTAGACTAGCAACTCATGGAGAGATTACAAAACGTAATGCACATCCATTTGAGATAGGAGATGTTCTAGGTGCTCACAATGGAGTAATATATAACTATAATACTCTAGCGAAAAAGTACAATAAAAACCTTCAAGTAGACTCTGAAGTGATATTTGCATATCTTAATAATATGAGAGATGTAGATGCTTTAGAGCAGTTAGATGGAGACTTTGCATTGTCTTGGGTAAAAGATAGTAATGAAATAATTCATCTAGCTAGAGAGTCTAGTAGACCTATATCTGTAGCTTATTGGAAAAAAGCTAAGATATTGCTATGGGCTTCTACTAATGCTATACTAGAGGGTGCTATGAATAGAGCTGGACTTGCATTAAAGAATAGAAGTCTAGAAGTTAATAAGATATATTCATTTGATACTAGTAACTTTGGCTCTAGAGACTCAGTAACCTATGAGACCTTTAAACCTATAGATAGGGTTAGTGATATATATAGTAATTGGAAATACGCTGATACTACGTATTACGAAAACACTATATACAGCAATCAATCAGCGGCTGAGGTAATTGTAGAGGAAGTAAAATGCGACACCTGTAATGTCTATTACGAAGAGTCTAATCTAATTAACTTAGGTGATGATATAGATATATGTTATGATTGTTACGAGGATGTAGAGTCGTGCGAGTGGTGTGGAGACTACTCGTTTGCTCAAGATCTTACCAAAGTAGACAACTATAATGTATGTGAGCCTTGTAAACCTAGTCTATCTAAACAACTACTACTACCCGAAGCGTGTGGTATAGTCAGAGCATAAGGAGATATAAAATGAAAGATAAGAAAATTATTTTACTAGGGTTTCCCAATCCTATTAGAATGAGAAACAAAGAATACGTCTTAAAAAAGCTATACGAGAGAGCTAGTAATAATCCATTTATACATGGAAAGACTTTCGAAGAGTATAGAGAGTTTCTTTGTTTACAAATTAAAGACTTTGGAGATATCGATGTTGATTCTACTGATACAGATAAGATATACGATTCTCTTAAATCTATGGGTTGGATAAAGGTAATAAGTGCTGTAGTAATTGCCGTTATCTCCGCTCATACTGCTATCTCATAGGAGGATGTATGCCACCAAGATATAAAGCGTCTGATGAGACACCCGAAGAAAACTTTGATTACGAGTGTCTAGAGTGCGAAGAGTCATTTAGAGAAGAAGAAACTACTAGTATATCATTATCTACTGGAGAGTCTCTCTGTGTAGACTGCTATGAAAGTAGCGATGATTATATAGAGTGTTCTGATTGTGCAACAGTAGAGGATTCTGATGCTATGTACTATGGGCCTGACAACCAATATTACTGCGAATCTTGTAGAGATAATTCTTTTAATTGGTGTGAACATTGCGAAGAGCCAACTTGGCACGATGAGATGAGATGTATAGAAAGTTCTGACGAGTATGTTTGTGATAGTTGTTATTGCGAGAGTGATGGAGACCCCGCGAGTCATTATGCTGATAGATGTACAAAGATAAGAGTCAATCATAGTAATTCAGAGACTTTTAATACTTTAAATATATCTAGACTTGTTGGTATAGAGTCTGAGGTCGTATTAGACCATACAGATAAAGATGAAAACGGAGACTCTTTTGCTAGAGCTGACATCCCACATGGGTGGAGCAGTACATACGATGGAAGTATACATGGAGATGGCATCGAGTTAATCTCTAAACCTGCTAATGGAGACTTACTTAAAGAGAGAATAGATAATCTAAGTACTTGGTCTCGCTCTTATGGTGTAGATGTTAACAGGTCTTGTGGTTTACATATACATATAGACGCTACAGATACTACTTGGGAAGATTTAAAATGGATATCTATAGTTAATAAAAAGATAGAAAGCTATATATTCTCAATGATGCCAGAGAGTAGACGTAATAGTAATTGGTGTAAGCCGATGGAGATGCCTCTTGACGATTTAAAAGAATGCAATAGCTCAGAACGCTTTGTAGAAATGTATTATGATGGATATGGAGTTAGTAGTGAGAAATATAATGATAGTAGATACCACGGATTAAACTTACATGCAAGATTCTATTTAGGTACTATAGAGTTTAGATATCATTCAGGAACTACAAACTCTATTAAAATAACAAATTGGATAAAGCTATGTAACTCTATAGTAGAGACTGGGCTAATGTTATCCAGAGAGGGTAGTGAAAAAGATAGAGCATTTTTTCTAGAAAAAGAAGCAGTCTTCAATGGATTGTTTGACATAGTTGCCATTGCCGATTTAGATACTATATTCAAGAATATGATTAAAGTAGATGAACTTATGGTAGACTACGTAAAATCTAGAATACAAAAATTTAATAATAAAAAGTAAATAAAGGTTGACAGAATATGAATATAATTAGTAAATTAAAAACCCTAAATTCGGAGGATTAGATGCCATTAAAAGGTTTTAAGTACCCCGATGGTGAGATAGTCTCACTAGAAGATGTAAATAATAGAGATGTTGATGTAGAGAGAATGGGTATGGCTATGCCAACTCTTCTTTATATGTCTAAACAGAGAGATAATAATAGGCCTCCATCTACTACAGAATTACTTATAGGAACTTGCCAAGCATATCTACAAAGGACTGAAGACTATTATGTAGACCCACAAGACAATGCGTTCTCTCTCGCGGGAACTATACATCATAATAAGTTAGAAGATTCTGCTGAAGATGAGAGTATGTTAGCTGAGATAGCTTTAAAATATAAAGACATTACAGGTATTGTAGATTTGTATGATAGTAAATCTAAATCCTTAATAGACTATAAGAATACAGGTTCTTATAAAGCGTCTCAAATTCTAGGTATTCGACATAGAACAGAAAGCGACCCGATAGAAGTCTATAAAAAGAGTGGTAGGTGGGGAAAGGCTGGAACACCTAAGCAAGTAAAGGTATTCTACAGAGACCCTGCAACAGCAGATTTCGGAGATTGGAGTTGGCAGGTAAATTTCTACAGACTTATGTTAGAAAAAAATGGATATCCTGTAGATAATATGTATCTACAAATGACTATACGAGATGGAGGAGTTCATGCAGCTATGAGTAGAGGTATATATAAAAATATATATCTAGTGGAAATACCTACTATCAATAACGACGTATTAGAAGAAAGATTTTTAGAGAAAAGAGACACTCTAGTGTCTTCTCTAGAAAATAAAAAACAACCAGAGATGTGTACACCTGAAGAGACTTGGAATGGTAGAAAATGTGAAAGATACTGTCCAGTAAGAGAGGTGTGTCCACATATAGAGAGAAAATAATGGATAAAAAAACAAACATAAAAATACTCGAGTTTAGAATACTTCAGCTAGAATTAGCTTTAGGTAGTCTAATGCAGGTAGTTGCTTTTCCCGAGAAACATGAAAGTTTTAGGGATAGGATGAGCGAAGCATTAGAGATTGCAGAAGAAAAAGGTATTAATAATATACTCGATGTAATAGTAGATGAAGGAGCAGAAGCATGAATGACATAGAAATAGCTAAATCTATATCTGTCGAACAAGTAGACATGAATCTTATTACTCAGAAACATAAAGACGTATCTAATATAGATACTCCTAAGTTTTTTGTAAAAAATAAGATGGGAGTAGATTACGTAGAGTATAGTTATATGCGTGATGTAGCAGATACACATTTCCCAGGATGGAGTTGGCATATAATAAAGAGTGAAGCATTAGGTGGAGCTTCTTATGTAGTCCATGGTAGACTTAGATGGTTTGATAATGGTGTATGGAGAGAGGGAGACGCTGTAGCTGCCCACCGCATTCAAAAGAAAAGAGGGAGCGACGAGTTTGTTGATATAGGAAATGATATCAAGGCTTCAAATACAGATGCGATAAAAAAAGCTCTAAACATGTACCTTAATATAGCTGACGATGTTTACAGAAACAGAATAGAAGATCTTACACTTTCAGAAGAGGAAATAAATAGTATAAAATCCTCTATGGAAGAATTAGATGATGAAACAAAAAACAAGATAACAGGTCTATTAGATAAAGGAGAAATACTTAAGACCGATTTAAAAAGAGTAATGAATAAAATAGAAACACTAAAAGAAAACAAAGGAGAAATAAATGAGTGATTTATTTAATGATAATAAAGATGAGTCTTATTACGACCCATCTAAAGATGATAATAAGTACGAAACTTTAAAGAAGGGAGATTACGAGGCTCATGTTATAGGGTTAGAGCTAAAAGAGAATATAACGGTTCAGGGAAAGTTCTTGGCAGATATATTTATACCTAATTTTAAGATAGCGTCTGGAGATTTTAAGAATCGAAATGTAAAGTCTAAGGGTATATTTAGATTCAAATCTCCTGATAAGGATAAATATCCTAACCTATCAGAGAATAGCGGGAACAATAAATCTTATATGAATTTTGTTTCTACATTAGGATTAGAACCTAAGTCTAAAGAGGTCGATGGTAGTACTATATATTCTTTGCCGTACGCAAGTGCTAGTGATATAGATGGTAAGGCATGTATGATTAGGGTAGACCACGATGAATGGACTAATAGAGAAGGAAATCCAGTAGTAACACCTAAGGTAGTTAATGTTTTTAAATGGGAGGGTGGAGAAGACGAAGACGGATTGCCATTCTAATGAAAATAACTAACTCAGAATATGGATATATACTGCTAGGTTTAGAGTCTCTATGCGAAACTAAATCATGGAGCATGAGTACTAAAAAATCTATAAAAACTCTTAGTAGTAAGCTAAAAGCTGAATACAATAGATTAGCTAAGAGCAATATAGAAGGAGGTATGACATCAGCAGAAGAAGAGATATATCCTAGTAGATTAAATACTGATTTTGGAAGCTAAGAAGTATGTCGAGATAGAAGAAGCTTTTACAGATAAGTATGGTTGGGAAAACGGCCTAGATAATTTTTTAAAAATCAAAAGAACGTTTTGGTTTGAGAAAGATTTAGTAGGAAAACAAATATTCGACCTTACATTATCTCAAGAGTATCAGCTTGTAAATCGATTTAGAAGTTTCTATAATAAGATAAGCAAAGAGAAAGGAGCCATTAATGGCGAGAAAAAGAAAAAGTCAAGTAGAAAGAGTTAAGACTTGGTTAACTAGTGGAAAATCAATTAACCCTCTTACAGCAGTAAAAAGGTTAAACATTTTTAGACTAGCTGCAGTAATACATAGACTAAGGAACGAGCATGGTCTTAATATTACTACAGATACAAGAAGGGGATTCGCTACGTACAAGCTAACTGCATAGTTAGCCTCTCGATAGAGCCGTGAAACTGTAGAGTTTAGGTGGGTTCGCTACCCACCACGGCTCCTAAAGTGGGTGATATCATGGTACATTATGAATCGTATAACAATAACTATAGAAAGGACTATTTAGTTTGTGGTATATAAGGTTTGACTATGAATGGTTGGCGCCTATATCACCCATTTAATTATGAAGAAAACAAAGAAAAAACCAACAATAAGAGATATTATACAGATACTTGAGACTCTAGATTCCGTAATAGTGAGTCAAGATAACTATATTAAATATCTAAATAATAAAATAGACTTAGTGTCAAGCACATTGTACGGATTGCTAGAGATGAAAGAAGACACGGAGGATGTTATGGAGTATATAAAAAAAAGAGACAAGGAGAAATTAGATGCCTTATCAAAGGAAGCGAAAGAAGAAGGTAAAAACCTTCATGGAAAAAGTGATAATGGGAGCGAAGAAGTTCCTAGAGAGTCCGTTTAATGCCTAGTAAAAGCAAAGCAAAGGGCAACAGATTCGAAAGAGAATGTGTCAACAAAGCAATAGAGAAAGGTCTAAAGTCAGTGAGAGCGTGGGGTTCAGATGGTCGCTCTCTCGGCTTAGACGCAGAGGTTGATTTAACAATAGAGGACTATACAGTCCAATGTAAAGTAAGAAAGAGAGTAGCAGAATGGCTAAAACCAATAGACTTGCCAAACCACGTTCAATTAGTAAAAGAGGACAGGGGCGAGATATATACTATAATGAAAATGGAGATGTTTTTGGAGATAATAAAAGCTCTGAAAGAAACTTCTCAGCAACAACAGAAATAACTAACAATTCTGATAAGGCACAGGCTGAAACGCTTAGGTACTATTTTGACGATGAATGGTTTGACGAGAAAGACTATATAAAAGTATATAATTCTCATAAATCTTTTCAGATAAATAGTAGAAATTCAGGAGGCTCTTATCCGCCTATTAGATGTACAGAGTGTGAGAGACCTTTTCAAACGCAAGTAAATTCTAGCGGTAAGAAAGTTTATCTAGATGTATCTTTATTTAAAAGAGTCCCTTTAGTAGAAGGCGTATGCCATGGATGTTCCTAAAAAAGAGAAGTGTCCATATTGCAATAGGCTTATGAACTCTATAGATTATAGTGCTGGAATTAAAAACTTAACTTTAGCTAGGTCTAAGAATACAGTTATTTTAATTAGAAAGGTTCTTGAGATTATACATAGAAAAGGTAAAAATCCTGTAGAACAATCACAGTACTATATGCTTTTAAATGAGACTAAAGATATAAGTGCATCTATTATTAAGGAGACTGTAGATACTTTTATTACTAAAAAACATATAGATAGAGGACATGGTGTCCATTATTTATTAAAAATGATTCAAGGTATAAATTCTACAAAAGAGATGAAAGAACAATATGAGAGAAAAGCTCTAGATAGATTACCACCAATTAAGGAGTATAAAAATGATTGAACCTAGGCTAGAAGATACATTACTTGGATGCATTATGAATGATTCATCTAAGTTGGAATTAGTAAAGTCTTGGGCACCAGAAGAAGACTTCTTTTATTCTAAGCTAAACAAGAGAATATGGAAGACAATGTTAAAACTTAGTGATAGAGGTCATGAAGTAGATATTAATACGGTATGTAACTCTATAGAAAGAAATAAGTTTGATGATAATTTAACATATACAATTCTTGGATATATGGATTTAGTTGTAACTTCTGAAAAAGTAGAAGACTACTGTAAACTATTACATGGTAGTTACTTAAGAAGAAAACTAAAAAATCAAGTATACCATATAGAGAAATTTATCTCAGATGATTCTATAGAAACTCAAGTCTTATTAGAAGATGCCCATACTACGATAGGTAACATTATAAGATTGCAACCAAATTCTAGCTTTAGTATAGAAGATGTTTTAAGAGACACTACTAAATCTATATTTGAAAAAGACAACCTTATTAACACTGGTATTCCTATGCTAGACAATGTAATATCTGGTATGACTAGAGGAGAGATAAGTATAATAGCGGGTCGTCCCGGTAACGCAAAAACTACAGTGGCTGCAAACATAGCTAGAAATTTAATTAATGATGGGAAGAAAGTAGTTATGTTTAATAGGGAAATGCCCAATGTGGAGATGATGAAGAAGTTTATGGCTATGGAAGCTCAAAATATATCTTATAGAAATCTAAGACATAGTATAGATATATCAGATGAACAGATATCTGACGTTTCAGATATAATTAAAGAAAAATATACTGATAAATTATTTATGTTTGATGAAATAAGAGATTTAGATGGTTCTTTCAGAGAGATTAAAGCCATTAACCCTGACGTAGTTATAGACGACCATATAGGCCTTATAGAATATCCTGTAAATGACAACAGAGATTTAAGGATTAAAATAGGAGACACGACTAGGAAATACAAATGGTTAGCTAAATCAGAAAAGATGTCTGTTATACTTGTATCTCAAATGAATAGAAATATGGAACATAGAAACGACAGAGTTCCTAGGTTATCTGACTTAGCAGAGTCTGGTAATTTAGAGCAAGATGCCGAGATGGTAATGTTTACTCATTATCCTTGGGTGTCTAGGTATGGAGATGATGGAAATAGTGAATGTTATTTAGAACTTATAGTAGCTAAAAATAGATATGGGAACACTAACTTATGCAAGGTTGGGTACGATGGTAATACTTGTACGATACATGAGTCAGAAGAATTAGCTATGGGTTCTATGAAAAGTAGAGGAGAAGAAATAAAAAAAATGGAATTATTTAACTAATGAAAATGTTAGATTTGTTTAGTGGTATAGGTGGGTTCGGTCTTGCAGCCAAGTGGACTTGGGGAGAAGATCTTGAGATAAAAGGCTTTTGCGAGATAGAAGATTTTTGCTCTAAGGTTTTAGAGAAGAATTTTCCAGAAATCCCTATATACAAAGACATAACAAAACTTGATGGTAATTTATTTAACGATGTAGACTTGATAACTGGAGGTTTCCCTTGTCAAGATATATCACAAGCAGGAAGAGGAGATGGTATTGAAAAAGGAACAAGGTCTAGTCTTTGGTTCGAAATGCTTAGAGTTATTAGCGAAGTACGACCAAAATTCGTCATCATTGAAAATGTCCCAATGCTCACTATTCGAGGAGGAACAAGAGTTATTGAAGGTCTTGCCGAAATCGGGTATGATGCAGAGTGGACTGTTGTGGGAGCAAACGAAGTTGGAGCTAGACACATTAGAAAAAGACTTTGGATTGTGGCCTACACCGACGGCATCAGACAATCAAGGAGCGCCACAGAAGAACGTGCGATTAAAGAACGGCTCATTCTCGAGAGTGAACAAGAAAGGGCAAAGGTGGGGAGTGAAATTAAAGGACGCAGTGCACTTTATAGAGAAGAAAGTAAACTTTCCAACACCGACAAAGTCAGACGTTTACATAGCGACATTAAAAAGCAATCAGACAAAAAAGACATCGAAGCACTCAGTAAGTCTAGGGAAAGCAGTAACGACGCACAAGGATTTATATCCGATACCCACTCGAAACCAGAAAACGGAGCCGACTACTGGGCGTTTGAACCCTCTGTGGGTAGAGTGGTTGATGGGATTCCCGATTGGGTGGACAGAATTAAAGGACTCGGAAACGCAATAGTTCCTCAAGTCGCTAGAGTAATTATGGAGAGAATTAAGCCTTTAATTTAAAACGGTAAGTCAATCTCAGGGAGTCTAATCGTATTAGTTCTTTGCTTCTTTATTTTTTGAAGCTGTCTTTTTATAGTATTTTTCATACTAATACTCCTACCAGTAATTAGATTCCTTGGGTTTGTTCTATTCCACATCTTAACCCTACCAAAAGCTTTATCATAATTACCCTTATCTAAAAGCCTATTAATAGTTTTCACTTCTCTAGATTTCCTTCCTTGTAATCTTTCTTCAGACAAACCTTCTGGTTCTATCCATTTTACTATCTCAGAAGGAACAGTTCCAAATATATTTGCAACTCTAGAGGGCATTCTTTTAATTGACTGAGCTCCATATGTTTGAGCGTCGCTTTCCATTTTTTGGAAAAATGTAAATATTTTATCAGCAGTAGATAAGACTGGTGGACTAGCCATGAACTTTAAAGCATCTGTAGGACTTCCTCCCTCTTCAAAGGCAGAGGACAGTAAGTCTCCCATCATCCCTAATGCTCCTACTGAAGATATATTTTGCACTAACTCCTCAAAGTCTTCTGGGAACTTTTCAGCTTGAGGGTCGAAGGAAGGCTCTCCACTTAAAAATTCTTTAAAGTATTGTTTGGCTATAGATACTCCTCTCCCGCCCGCATATCCAGCTAAACCCAATCTTAAGACAGACGTAACATTACCAGACTTAATGTCATCTCTTATAATATTATCTAATAATTTAAACTGCCTAACGCCAAACCTTTTAAACTGAAAAAACCATTGACTTCTCGGGTTATTCATAATTAGAGGGTCTTTTAATATGTCTTTTTGCAGGTTCATATCTTTAGCAAATCTATTAACTCCATGTAGAATTGTTTTCTCAGTTAAAGCATTCCTATAGTCTATATTCATATTAGATAGTTTGCCTTGAGCCCATTCTCTTCTAGCTTTAATTGGAGACTTCCTAGCTATTTTATGCAAGTCTTTTATAAATACATTCCCTGCGGCCGCAGATGTCCATTGATTTATTCTATTAATACCTTGAAAACCAGACCACTTACCTAGAAAGTCAGCTACTTTTGAAGTCTTGCTACTCATAGCAGAGGTTCCTAGTAATTCTGTAAGCATACTGTACTCAGTAGCGCCAGATCTTTTAATCATTTCTCTAGTTTTTGGGTCTGCTAGAGAGATTATACCTCTAAAAAATCTTAAATATCCAGCATCCAAAGCAGATGAAATCATAAACTGAGATACGTTAGGTATTGTAGCCGTACCAAGAGCTATCTTAGTACTAGTTTCCCAAGCCATTACATTTTGGGCTATCTTTTTCCCCATGGGAGATAGATTATGAGCTGGATTTTTATGAATACTACCAGTAATATGAGAGTGAACTTCTCTCATAATATCTGCTTCTTTTCTAGCGTCTTTTGCATCTACAGACTTTAATAAAGCATTAAATTTCTCACCTTTTCTACCAAAGGTTTCAACTTCTGCTATTCTTTTAGCAGTACCATAAGCATATCTATACCATAAATTCTTAAAGTTTCTTTCTCTAAATTCTTTAGGCAATGATACTTTACCTCTACTTTTCTCTAAATTACCCATAACACTATATAGGTCATTAAATGAGTACCTACCTACATCTACAAATGTTTTTAGTAATGGATTGTTTCCAGACTTCATATTCATTTTAATAACAGCTCTTAACTCTGGCGACATATTTGCTTTTTTTATTAAGCCTTCTAATTGCATAGCTTTTTCAGGATTCTTTTTAATCCAATTCTTAGTTCCATTAAAAGCATCAAATAAATTACTAGTAGCATTTAATTTAGAAGCAACATTTTGAACGTCGTTAAATATAATCTCAGCTATCTCTGGTTTCATCATTATTGGAACATAATGTCTATTATAACCCGGTATTTGCACTCCAGCTTCTCTTGCAGCTAAGAAAGGTTGGTTAGTAATAGAATCCCAAACTGGAAGCTCTCCCCTCTCTTTTCTGTCTGAAAAATTTTCCCAATATTCATTTTCATTTTTAAAGCCTAATTTTTTGAGCTCTCTTCTGCTCATTGTCTTACCCATACCTTCTTTTAATCCTTGATTAAATAAAGTACTAGTAAGTTCGGACTTTCTATCAAAATATTTATAAGCCTCTGACTGATATTTCCTAGCGTTAGGGTCTTTAAACCTTAGCTCTGGGCCTTTAAAAACTTCAAACATTTCAGCAAGAGGTTTAGGTAAATAATTGTCTATAAAATTTGTTTTAGGCATCGTAGGTATCTTATAACCTTCTTTCATTAGCCTATTAGATTCGTCTATAATAAGCTTCTCTGCCTTCAATCTCTCTTTATATTTAAAAAGGCTACCATCATCAGCTCCTTTTAATGTAGAAAACTTATCATCTTTATTAGTCCAAAATCTCTTTCTTAATGATTGGGTGGTTTTTTTATCATAACCCAAATCAGACTCTAGGGTGTCAACTTCTTTTTCTTTGAGACCTCTTATATTTTCTATGCTTAAATCTTTCTTTCCTCTTTTATATAATTTATGAAAGTCTTCAATTTTCATATTAGTATATTTTTTAGTATTTAAATCTTCTACTCTATATGCATTTTTTCCTTGGTTACCTGCTATTCTAACCCTGCTAAACGGCTTATTGTTTTTAGCTAATTGCCCAGACCTCCACTCGCTTGTAGACATAGCAGTATCCATATCTGATTTTACTTTTGCTTCGGCTATTGCAGTAGCTTCATTAGCCTCTGGTTTATATATTTCTTCCTTAGAAGGTTTCTCAAACAGCTTTCTCATTTTATTAGGGCTAGAGAATAACTTCTGCCCTCCTTTAACACCCAATATAACACCCGCAGTATGAAGATAATCGTCGGGAGTTGGGAGTTGACCTTCTGATAGAGGAGCAATCGTCCCAAGAACTCCGGTCTCAGCAGCTACTTTAGTTAGAGAACTAGCTCCTCTAGCTCCTAATGCTCCTCCAACACCACCAGTAATAGCTCCCAAAAGACCTCCTTTTATGGTAGCTTCAGATGTTTGTTCTAATTTTATATCGCCAGTATCTATTTGCTGTCTTAATGCGTCTGTCAACCCGCTATAAGAAGCGAATATACCCGCACTTGCTCCAGTTTTTTGAGCTATAGCCTTCTTAATAGCTTCATTAGCTATCTTTTTAGAGACTCCAGCGCTAGCAAATCCCTTAAAGAGCACCTTTCCAGCAGTGCCAAAAATTTTACCAGCTGGGCCAAGAGCTAAGTAATCCGTAGGGACTAATAGAGATACAGCAGAAGAGGCAATATCCTCTATAACTCCCGGTCTATAGTTTTTCATATTAAATCTTTTTCCACCATGTAGTAACTCATCTGCATGACCTGTAATAGACTTGTTATACCCATCTTTAATAAAGTCAGGCAATGCGTCTAATATAGAGCTAGAGGCTGCCGAATTATAATCGGAAACGTAATTTTTTATGTTAGGATTAGATTTTAAAATCTCATAAAATAACTTATCGTCACTTAAATTAGTATTGGGATAAGATTGTTTATATTTTGCTACTAGGCTATCTCTTGTATATCTTGGCATATTTAAAAATTAGTTGGTGCTTTCCTTAGTGAATCAATTAGGCTGTCTATCTCTATCTGTTTAGAAATTTTGTCTATTTTAATATCCATTTCTTTTTCAAAATCAAATTCAGATTCAGCTCCCAACATAAATTCATCCCAAACTTTTTGAGCAGATTTAGAAGCTGTTAGTTTTTTTGCCTTATCTAATAATGCATTAATAACTTTAGGGCTTACAGATGAAGAACCTTTTGCTATTTTCGGGGACTTTTTAATGTCTTTTTTTAATTGCATTAATTCTTTAACAATATCTTTAGATTGGGTTCTTACATCATTCAACAAACCTCCTGCGATAGAAGGAGTCTCCTTTTTAGAGTCTGTAATTTTAGCAAATTGCTGATATAGTTCTTTTTCAAGCTCATTAGTTTTCCAAGCTATATATCTAGGATTTTTAAACTTACTCGGAGCTTTTGCCATATTTTCTGGCATTTTCCCATCCTTATAAAAACCCTTAGAATAGTCTACTAGTTGTTTTTTGTATAAAAATTCTGGTGGAGCATCTTCTCCTACCCTCATAAAAGAAGTAGTAAAATAATTACCTCCTCTAGAAATTGCATCTTTATATGCTTGGTCTATAGCATCATCTGGATTCATTCCTTCGTCTATATATTTTTTTATATCTGGATTTCTTTGAAAATTAAAAGCTTCTAACGCTCTATGAGGTACTGTACTCATTACCTGCATTCCTCTGAGTAGTGCTAGTTTAGGGCCTCTTGCCTCACTTATAGCTGTAACTCCTTTTGAAAATTTATCGTTAGCAAAATCTGCCATTTTCTGCATAGCCGGGTCTACTTTTTCTACAGATAGATATGCAAAATCTTTTGCCATATCTCCAACCTCACTTAATTGGTTTAAGGTAGCATCTGCCAATTTAGATCTTTCCTCTTTAGTTGCTGAAGCTAAGGCTAAAGTTCCAGCAATCGGAGCTAATATTGGAGAGTAAGCTCCGACTGCAAGAGCCATGCCACCAGTCATTAGTGGGTTATCCTTAGCAAGCTCCATAGCACTCGTACCCTCTCTGGATAGGTATCTACTTATAGTTGGGACACCAGAAACAACATCCCCTAAGTAATCACTTAAACTATCTATTAATCCAGTTTTCTCTTCATTTTTCCCAGCAAAATATTCATCAAGGTCTTCGTTAGAGATAGTGCCATTAGCTATATTCGCTTTAACTTCAGGTAATGAAATTCCTTTACTATCTCCATAGTCTTCTAATATGCTGTTATTGTTATAAATACTATCTAATTGTATGTCTGGCTGCACTCCGATTATATTTGATTGCAATTTAGTTGTTAAGGCTTCTCTCATTGAGGTGTATGGATTGTCACCCTCTCCTGAATAAGTCATTTCTAGTTCTACGATACCTTCTAGTTCAGTAATTATTTCTTTATTTTTAATCCTAGAATCAGGATTTAACTCAGGGACTGCTCTAGATAGCATAAGTTCAAATAACCTATCACCACCTTTTCCTCCTTTAAGTAAGCCGTTTGTATACATTTTTAAAACTCCATCTTGACCAGAGTCTTTTAATTCAGAATCACTTTTTCCCTTGAATATAATATCTCTAACATTATTAGATGTAGCCGTCCATTGTTCCTTACTTCTATTTAGGCCTACTGTTTGAGATTTTACGTAGTCACTAATTATTGGGTTAAATTTATCACCACTATTGAGAATATTTAATCTAGCGTCCAGACCGTCTATATCTGGGCCAAAGGCATCAGACATTACATCGTAATTATCTTTAAATGCATTAGCCTCATTAAGCTCTTTAATATATGTCCTATTATCAGCTTCTATAACAGCTTTTCTTCTAGCTTCATTTTTTTGAAATATCAAATCTTCTTTTTTAAGATTTTGCTGTATTAAGTCTTGCTGTTTATTATACTCAAAAGTCTCATCAAATTGTTCTTGTTGCTGATTGAGTCTTTGTTCTTGTAAATTTCTTTGTTGCTGATTGTCATACGCAGAAGTAATAGACCTTACGACGTCTGCATAATTTGCAGATTCGCTTTGATAGCCCTCTAAAGCCCAAGCAGGTATGCTTCCACCACGAAATGTTTTTGTATTTATTTTAGCCATATTAAATCCTTTTTATATTAAGGGCCAGTTCTAGTTGCCATTGGGTCTTTAAACCCAGAGCCAGTCTGACCAGTTGAACCGCCTCCAAAACTATCTGAATCAAAACCAGAATAGCCTTCAGTACCTTGACCGCTATAAGCTCCTATATTATGCAAAGACCAAGTACTTCCATCCCATTTGTACGTTTGTCCATCTGGGCCTTTTTGCATAACACCTGAACTCTCTCCTTCAAAGCCCGGAGAACCTTGTGGCCCATAGAGACCAGATTCCTTAGCACCGGGATTGTCTCCATATAGATTAATATTGTTTTGAGTTATATCACTATATGATAACCCTGGAGTTGTTTTCTTTTCTAAGTCTCCCATAATATTTGAGAAGAATTGACCAGCTTCTCCTTTTAATTTATCTAGTTGTCTCATTTCAGACTCTTCAGCTCCTAACATTGCTGAGTAGACGTTACTAAACATACCTCTTTGAGCTTGCTCAGACCCTATTAATCCTGTACCGCCACCACCAGCACCTGCAAACCCACCAGCGCCAGTGACTTGACTCATAGTTGGGGACTGCATTAACTGATTCTGAGAACCACTTATACTCTGAGATATATTTTGAGCACCTGCAGCTTGAGTCATCTCTAGCAAGGCAGTACTAAATTCTGGAATTACATCTTGAAATTCTGACATATCGTATTGATTTAAGTCTATACCCGGAAGTAGCTGTTGAAGGCTCATACTCCCTGCTGTTTCAGATGTTGGTATACTATAATCTGGCATTACTATCTCCTAAAAAGTTGTTGTAAGTCTTGCATTAACTTTGAGTACCCTAGCGGAGCTTTACGGCCTCCTGAACGCCTAGGGTCATTAGGAGGGAATGAGGGCATTCCTGTTCCTACTAAACCTCCTCCAATATATTGGTCTGAGACTATTGGGAGATTGTAATTATCTATTCCAAATTCAGTCTCACCCATTAAATTTTGTTTCATTAAATCTTCGTAAGGATTTATAGAATCCATACTGCCAGATGGAGATGCATTAAGAAGGGAGTTTCCGTATGATGGGAGTGATGCTTCAAGCTCTTGTTGACGATGCGTCATTCTTGTATAGTCCTCTTGTGCCATAAGATTTGTTGGCGGAGCAGGTACTATATTCCCATCGCCTTCCGTGGAAATCAATGCTTTCCCAGTACCTCCTATTCCCGGAGCTGGAGCTATTCTATTAGAAACCTCACCGGGCATATACGAATCCATAACTTCTGTTTCTGCGGTAGGTATTTCGGAAGATGTTATCCCTGCTTCTCCAGTAGGCGTTTTACCTATGTTGTCAAAAACACTCATTAAGCCTTTTCCCGCTGTAGTAAGTCCAGTCATAGTAGCTTGACTTGAGATAGAATCTTTTAACATCCCTAATTGTAAATCTTTTTGAGCTTCTACTGATTCAGTTGCACCCCTATCAAATCTCATTGCTTTCTTGCCAGAGACTGTCTCACCTAGGTACTTTTCCATAAGTTCGTCAAAATTATCTACATCAACTTTTCCTCCGTAATACTCAGCTCCTTTTTCCATCCCATATTTTTGAGCAAATCCAGTAACCAAACCTCTAAAAGGCTTTGCAGCTACATAACTAGCTCCAAGAGCAGGGTTAATTAAACTTAATCCTCCTCCTATTAAATAGTCTATAGCCTTAGGAGCAATTTTACCAAGGAACGCACCTTTAGCTGACTCTTTTCCCTTTTTAGACATTTGTTTAGCTAAGTCATATTGAGCTGGAGCCATAGCTTTACTAACGTCCAGTCTCTCTTGTTGTATTTTTAATAACGATTCTAGCGATGATAGTGCCATAATCTCTCCTATTTTCTTATATTAAAAGACCAAACAGTTGTTATGTTTGTGTCGTGTAAATTATCTGTAGAGTCTATAGACACAGCTAAGACATCTCCTTTATTAAATTTTGATATTCCAGTAAATTTAAACTCATAAGCTGTATTAGCACTTGCCATATTCTCAGTTATCGACTCTAATGGTGTGCTACTTGGATTTTCAGTTCCATCTGTAGCTATATGAAGTCCCATAACTGTACTGCCTCCAGCAGTTTCAGATCTGGCCTCAACTTTTATTAGCCTACCGTCGTAAGGAGCTGTAAACTTATTATAACTGTGTAAGGAAGTAGATGATTGACTTCTATTGAACTCTAGGTATACTTTATTATTAGTAGTACTTGTAAAATTATGTGCTATCATATATATCTGATTGCCCCAGACTGTCCCTGAAGTATAGCTGTCTCCTCCTATATATATATTTTTATCTACTTTTTGATTTCCATCAGAGCTTAAGTATATCTTCCATAGCTTTCCACCTTTTTTTAAAATTAAAGCTAACAATTCCCCAGCCTTATTCCCTATGGATATTTGACCATCGGCCATTCTACTAAAAGAAAGATTAGAAGAATTAACAAGTAAGTCTTGCTTAGAATTTATTAAGTTTCTAGTCTCTCTATCCATTTGGAACAGTCTTTCCTCTTATAGCTCTCCACTCTATATCCATATCATTTATGTGTATTATTGTGGATGCTGAAGATTTCATTTTAAATTGCACACTTTGACAAGACGTAACTGATGGTAGTTTAAATTTTAAAGTTTTCCAATTTAGCCTATAAATAGGATTTGTATTAATAGCAGTTGATATAGCTGTATTACCATATCCTCTTTCTACTGTTAAAGTATCCCCTGAAATATGTGTAATTAACATAATTTGAGTAGTTATTCTTATAATATCGCCAACTTGGAAAACGCTACCGTCATCAACATTAAATACTCTATCAGTTGCAAAAGCGGTTAAACTGTCTCCATTTATGGTATTTACAGTAATTCCGTTTGCTCGGGCTCTTATTTCAAATGTATCTGGAAGTGTGCCTATTATAGTTTCCCAGTTTTTTTTGCCATCAGTAGAATAACTAAAAACATTTGAAGAGTCAGTCACTGTGCTTTTATACGTTAGCCTTATAGCGTAAATCTTTTTAGATATCCCAGCCTCTCCAAAATCTATATCTCCAGTTATTAATTCGTGAGATGATTTAGTAGACGATACTGGTAAGTACTTATCAAAATTTACATAATCCCCATCCTCTCTCGCAACTACTAAATTATTATTATAGTCTGTTATAAAATTTGAATAAAAAGAACTGTCTATAGAAATTTCGTCATTAAAAGACCATCCTCCAGAATTAAAATCATATACAAATGATAAGTTACTACTATCAGTAGAATTATTTGGAGACCTTAATATAACTACACTACTAGATAAATTATCAAATCCAATTATAGCGTCTTTTACACCAGCTGTTCCAGTTGTAAAATCATTCCATGCTATAGTAAAATTAGGATTAAAAACATTTATTTTTTTATCAATTAGATTACTTACCTTACTGCCATCATAAATATAGCATCCACTTTCATTTACCCAGATAATACCAAATTTTGTTTGGCAAACATTAAATGAGTGTGATATTCCTAAATTACCTATTGATTCCTCAAGAAACCAAGAAGATGGATTTGGATTTCCTATATTTATAATATGAATAACACTATGTTTAAAAGCTACTAATCTATCCGCAAAAGATTTTAGACATATGTATTCTCCAAAGTCACCCACAGAAACATCAATATAATTTGACTCTAAAAATGTATCAAATTTATTTATCTCTGAATACATTATTCTATCGCCATGCTTAATTAATTCGTTATTTTTATCTCTTACTTTTAAATTAGCTATATAAGTTCTTCTATTAGTTACTATAGATGTTTTATAGTTTTCTCCCTGCTCCCCTATAGAGATGTACTGCTCTTCCGGGCTAAAACCATTTAGAGATGAGTATGTGTCAATATTAGGCCCTTCTGAAAATAAATCTGTCACATAAAAGCCATCGCAATTTGAAGTATTAAAACTCCATTGAGTATAATTATCAAGCATTGACATTCTAACACCGCTGACAATATCTATATCGGCAAATAAAGTCAGAGGCTCTCTTGAGTTTTTTTCTCTTATATATATTCTACCACCAGATATTCTACCGCTATAAGCTATGTCTGCGTATATACTAAATTTAAATTTAAAATTACCAGCCCCAGTTAAATACCCACCAGCTAATGAAGAAGCTCCATCACTTATCTGAACTGGTAAGGATTCTTGAACATTGTCATATATAAAAGTCTCGTAAAATTCCCAATTATTTTCAGGCCATAATCCAGAGTTAGAATCCTCAGTAACTGCTATATTAAAACCTACTCCCCTAACTACTACTGGAGTAGTCTCATTGTTAATAGTTGAAGCTGTAGTCCCTCCATACCCTCTAGATACTTTAACGCCTCCAAAATTATGAGAAGCTCTATCTACTAACATTACTTCGTTTGGAGCGACAGTTAAGTCATTTGCCCCTATAGACACTATGTCCCCAGCTCCCAGTTGGTCGTTAACATCTACGTTGTTTGTATTTTCAAAAAAAAGAAAGTTTTGAGTACTCGATATATTACTAGGAGCGTCCAATCTTAACTTACTAACTGAATCTGCTAATTGATACTTAACACCTCTTACGATGTTAGTGTTTACCTTGTGATAATTTGCTAAAACAGTTGGCGTATGATTACTTGTTAAATAAGAAAATGCTAACCCAGCCTTATTAACAGGAGGGTTTAAAGTATTCGGGTGCTGTTGATACTCATTGAATGATAAACCTTCTTTTAAAGCAAATTGGTTCCTTTGAATATATCCATACCATTTGATATACGAGGGATTAAGGTCATTTATATTAGAAACTCTTATAGCTTCATCTGCAAAATGGAAAATATACTTATTATTATTCCCAGAAAGAGAAGGGGATATTGCATCTGTATTCCACCCATTGTTTATAGAGGATGAAGAAGTCGTTTTATTTAAAGACCATATATCTATAGACCCTGATTGACTGTCTACAGGAACTAGTGAAACATTATCTATGTACGCTACAAACTCTGAGCCGTTAGCCGCATCTATTATTATTTTTGCATGGGTAGTGGCTCCTGCATATACGAAATCAAAACTTATTATTTTTGCGACTGTAGAAGAAGTAAGCAATATAGATGCATTGCTATCTATATTATAAGAATCATCTGACAACCCTAAGGCTAGATGTCCATTAGTATAGTCAGATGAAGGAATTTCAACAGACGCTGATAGTCTATAAATCCTGCCTTCAACCATGCTCTCACCACTTAGCCCTCCATCATCTTCAAATTTTTCTCCATCAAGAGTAATATATCTTCTTCCACTTCCTTCGCATTCTAGCTTTAAATAAGGGTCTGTGAAAAAAGTTCCTTCAGTTGCTCCAGATGTAACAGAATCGGCTGTTGCCCAAGCATTTCCACCAGATGCATTAGTCCAATTATTAAGCCCTCCGTTAAATGTAACATCTCTATCCTCAAGCTGATTGCTTACTTTCTCACTAGAGTTTCCAATAGCAATTAATTTATCCCCGATATCTTGCTGTATAGATATAGTTACAGCTTTATCGGTGGTTGTCTCATCAGTAATCCCTCTTCCTCTTAAGACATAATGTATATCCTTACCTGCGCTAGATATAGTTTCTTCGCCTACTATAATATTAGAAACTGTAAATATTCCATTGTTGCTTGTAGAATTTGATATCTTTATAATATCACCAACACTAATTCTACCAGATGAGTATGTATCGTTGTCCTCTCCTCCGTGAAGAGTCATATATTGTTTGTTAGGAGTGGGCATTAATGACTCTCAGTGTTTGTAGGTGGAGCAGATGGGTCTTCGAAACCGGAAGAGGCTGAAGTTTTCGGGTTAGTAAATGTAATTTCACCGTCGGCATTTGAACCGTCGCTTGTTTGGTGAGTTACTGAATATTTATAAGTTTGACCATGGTCTGATTCAAAATAAAATAAGTTATAACCTCCACCACCGCTTAATGTAGACTTAACAACTCCAGCTCCTCCCTTCTTAGATATGTAATAAGAAGAGGGTAGTATTGCGCCACCTAAAGAAGAAAAGCTATGCCCAAATAATGAGCCTGAACTTTTTAACTGACCTTGAGAATCTATAGAGAAATTTTTTAAATAAGCAAATTCATCTTTTTGTATATCTCTAGGGTCTGCATCATTATTGATGCCTCTTGAAAAACTTTTTATATTGTAATATAATTTAGCCATTATCCTCTTATTTCTATGTGCACTAAGTCGTCAAAACTATTATCTTTAATTTCTCCATCACTATCCCAGTCTCCTCCCCAGCGAATATTTACACCAAGTTGCTTTCCAATTCCGCGAGCCATTCCACCCATATAGTGGAATCTTTCTCTATCTTCCCAATCAATAGGGTAAGGAGCTAAATCTACAGCCTTTCCCTCTAAGTGTTTACTATATTTAGTTTTTGATTTTCCTTGTGCCACAAGATCTTTTTGTCTTTCTTCTGTCCTTAAGCCTTCAATTATAGTGACATCCATTATTTTTATAAGCTCATTAAGAACATTAATTAATTCAGGCTTAATACCTTTCATTCGTTCTTTTGACCTTTTACCAAATTTTGGCATTAAAATCTCCAAACCATCTTAACTACAGCCATCATAACGTCCATACATTCTTTAGCAATAGCTTGTTGCTCTGCTTTTGTAATCTTACCATCTTTAGATGCTTCGTGATATTTTTTAGCAACTTCTTTTAATTCTTTTACAACCATTCTATATTTAGTGGCTACCATAGTGCCAACAGCACCAAGTATAATTACCATTAAGTAAGCAAAGTTTTCCCAATTCATCCAATCCATATTACTGTTTCCTTATATTTGTTATTTTATATCCTAAATAAATAATTGTCATTACAGCTACAATACATTGCAGTAGCGTACTTGTCTCTGTTAAAGATAACCCATAGTTAAATAGGCTTGCTGTTGATACTTTTACACTATCCATTACTTTTTAATTTTTTTAGTTTTACCGTTATGTGTTCTAGCAAACTTATGCGTTTTAGTTTCTCTTATTAATGTGCCTGAGTAACGTTTGCCACCCCACATCCAACTTACTTTTTTAGCCATTACCACTTCACCTTATCTGCCCAATAAGCAGCCGACATTTTGCCTTTTGCTATGTTTTTTCCGTGACGAGCTTTAAAAGATTTACGCTTTGCCTTCATTCTTGCAGATTCACCTGCTTTAGGCTTACCTGCTGTTTTAGCTCCTTTTTCACCAAAACGAATTGTTTTTATTTTACTACCAACTTTAGCTACTACTATATGAGATTTTTTAGGGTGACTAGGAGTTCTTTTTGGCTTATTAAAACCACTTACTCCTGCTCTTTTTAATCTTGAATCTTTTTTAATTGCCATAATGACTCCTAATGTTTTCCATTTACTCTAGACAAACTGCCTTTTATTTCCGAAACTTGATTGTCCAAATCATTAATTTCCTTCGTAAGTGAATCAAACTTTCTGTCAAGTTTGTCGTCACTCTTATTCCAGCGGTTAATAAGCTTAATAACCATACTTTCCATGTTTTCAAGTGTTTCACTTTGTCCTTTATTTTCTATTTGTAGGTCTTGTAAAGCTTTTGCTTGCTCATTTCCACGTTTGTTCATTGAATAAACCATAAATACAAACATCGCTCCCACAACGCCTATCATTCCAGCCTCTTGGTAAATTGCTAAGAAGTCCATTATTCTTCCTCACTTTCCCATCCCGTTATTTCATCAGCTTGACACTTTTTACACAGCCCATTAAATGGTTTGCTACAGGGCTTGTCGCAAATCATGCAGTGAAATGGCATTGGCATTATTTAGTTCTCCGTAATTCTCTATTAATAAAATACATATGATTAAAGTCATCTTCTGTTAAGACTACTTTCTCTTCCTTTTTTTCTTTCCCCAGGATAAGGGATTTAAGTTTAGTTCTGTTTGATACCATTCTAGTTGTTCTTGCATTTGTGTTATTTTTACTTCTTCTTCCTCTATATGCTTACTGACAAGTTCTTCAATTCTGGTATTAGCAGATTCCATTCTACGTTCAAGCTCTCCAATGCGATTTTCAATACGTAAGTAGCCAAGCACAATAACAGCAACTCCCACAATAATTTGCCCAAGCCACTTAATGTTAAGACTAATACGAAAGTTGTCATCAATCTTTGCCATGCCATATGATCTGTACGTTTTCTCATCACTCATGGTTTGTAGTACTTATGAAAGTCTTCAGGATTCTCTGCATCAATAACAACAAAGATAGGAGACACGATA